TGGCGGCCTTTCTACTGCGCTGTAGCAAGGAATACCGTTTCACAATACTTTACTAAAGGAAAGCGTTCTCAATAAGGCGCGTTATTGAGAATCAATAAGCAAAATTGTTGAGAATTAAGGGAATATGCCCTACATTCTCCCATTCTTCAGTCTGTGCCGACCCTGGCAGCTTCGCCAGAGCCCCATCCTACGGGCCCTGCAGGCATCAAAAAGGGCCCTAACGGGCCCTGGTAGCTGGTTTGATTGTTGGGCGCTTGTGGGCGCTTGTGGGAGCCTCTCAGAACCTAATCACGACGTGATCATTGTCCAGCACGTCACATTCGTCAGTGGTAGTGACAACGTCTTGTGCGGGATAGTGCTCATCGAAGTCGGCACAATACACTGTGACTGTTTGCTGTAACTGTTCAGCGGTGAGGGTTTGCAGGAGAGACAAAAGGTCAGCGTAGGTAAGTGACATTGTGGGGAATGTTGCGAGGGAATGTTTGAAAAATGGGGCCGCATGTTGCGGCCCTCTGTTATGCGAGGCAGAATGCTTGTTTGTCGGCGTCAGAGTATTTGATACCGTGCGGGAGCTTAAACCTAAGGCCGACAATGTGGCCGCCGCTTGCGTCAGACGGACGATAATCCGTAAGGTCACCGTCAAGCACAGCAAATATGCGGCCTGTCATTCTGTCAGTAGGGAGAAAGTCAAACCGCGAGCAATCTACATAATGGGGCAGAGATTGGCCGCGCTTGAGATTGAACGCCGCGGCAACATTCACGCCAGCTTGCAAAGCATCCCGGCAGATTTTAATGTTGGCGGCATTATTCCAACCGTCAAAACTGAACGTTAGGTGATAGCCAAGGCGCTTGCATTCTGCCCAGTTACGGCGGATTTTGGTGTAATCATAGAACTGCACTTTAGGCCCGCCATTGCTTGAAATGTAGCTAAACACTTCAAAAATGTTGCGCTTGCCGATTGGCAGATCGACGCCGAACTTACGGCGGCAGAATGTTGCAAACTCTAGCGTAATAGTAAAATCTATGTTCTCGTATGCGTTATCGCTTGTGCCGTTAGGACGCACCGCGATAACTTCATCAGGATGCTTGGCTAGCTTGTGCAGAATCGCACAAACAAGCAACAGCATAAAATCCTCTCTATGGTTTGCATAGGCTAAGGTTCGGCGGATTCTGGTCGCTTGTTTGTTGTTCATGTAGACAGGATTGCCTGCGAAATGTAGGCAAATTTTCTTGCAATTGCCAGCGCCAGCGCATACGTTAACGCCGGAAGTATCGGCAGGGGCAAGATGTAGGATATATGTTTGAACTTTAGATTTTTCTGTTTTTGGGTTGGTGCTAAGCAAATCACGAGCGCTGATTTTGTACTGTTTGCACAATGCCGCGAGGTTAGCGGGCATTTTGGCGCGGCTGTTGATGATGGCAGGCATGGATGTTTGTGAGAATGTTTGCGGAATGTTTGGGCTGTTTGCTACTGCCAAACGTAGCCTTCAGAGATGCTCCAATCAAAAAGCAGCCTTTCAAGCTTCAAAAGGCTCGAGCTCTTATAGGTTTGATTTGCGATTGTGAGGCTATAAAAGCCGGGAGACTGTGTTTCAATTGTCAGCCATCCGTCGCCGTATGCATCATCCAAGCATGTGGGAATCGGCCGAGATTGTTGCAACTTATCAGGGTAGACATAAAAAACATCATCCGTTTGCGCGTCCCAAATTCTCTGAGCGCTAAAGAGAAAGGCCGTGAACATTGTTTGTTTGTGAGAATGTTTGCAGAATGTTTGAAACAATCAACGACCGTAAAATATAAGCCGACAATGGGCGAGAGATTGCGATTCTGTACAGCGGTTGAACCGCGCGGATGCATCGTGGCCAGCCCATACGGTGCCGATAGCAAGCGCGGCCAAAAGGATTGGGAAGGGAGAAAGGCGCATTGTGGCTGTTTGCGAGAGGGTCGGCGGAATCGCTTCCATCCGATGTGAGAAGCATACCGCCCACGATCGGCGCAACGGTGCGCGAATGTGGCCACCTAGCAAAGTGCACACCATGGCGGAACGTTGTGTTGACTCCACCAGGGGTGAGATGGTACGGGCTCCCACAAGCGCCAAACATGCCAGCCGCCAATAAAGGAACCGCGCATGCAAGCGCGCGCAAATACCACCAGGGCCGCCCATCGGTCAACCCTTGCAACATTCCGCAACATTCAGCAAATCACGGCATCGCATAACGTCATCGTGATAATGCAAACAACGCAACTGCAGAACCACAAACAACGCTAGCGTGATGACGGCGAACGTATCATTGCGACATAACGGCATCGTAATATTGCGATCTCGTGTGCAAGCTTTTGTAACAAAGCGAAATATAAGCTTTGCCTATCTGTCACATAGGCTCGGCTCATTGGCACAAGTGTACTGTATGACAGTTCAGGATTGGCACAAGTACGCCTGTACTATAGTACGGCTGTACTACTATGCGGCTATGCGCATACAACGATATCGGCATATGATCATATGCGCATATGCACATAAAAGCATAAAACGGTAGCGTTATGAAACAATATCAAGAAACCAAGATACGCCTCTAGCCGGACCCTAGATACGCCTCTAGCCGGGTCTAATTTTCCAAGATAGGCCTCCAGCCGGACCCCAGATAGGAATCCAGCCGGATCCAGCTCTTCATCCCCACTGATCTGCCATTGCATCTGCGATGCCTTGATAGGTGGCACTTCTGATCTTCCAGCGATCTTGACTAGGCCCAAGCTTGTTTTGTCCGCTAGGCGTTTGGTTTTGCCAATGACCAGTTGCAGGCTTTTGCAAAACATTCGTTGGCGCTAGTAAAGGCAGATTTTTAAGCCATAGACATGTGGCTTTTGACTCTGGATGACCAAACTGCCATGGTTGGATGATTTGGCTTGGCTTGCGAATGCGTGAGGAGATGATGCTGATTGGATTTTCAAGCGCAATGCGCTCAATTGGTGCATTCAATAGCAAGCGCACGAAATCAAGAGCTTCGGCCTGTTCATTTAGCTTATCCTTGAACCATCGGGCTCCGCTGACTGCTAGGTGAGTGCAAGGTGGATGTGCCACCATTAAATCAAAGCCATCATGGAGGATGTCACGCACATCGCCTTGGTAATGCGGCCCTGGGCGATCAGTGGGCAGTAAGTCACAGCTAATTGCATCGTGGCCACGAGCGATGAAGGCATCGCGCACTGTGCCAGAGTATTCGCAAGCAATAAGGATTTTCATTGTTAAAGACTACCAGCCATGTCCATCAAAAGCTGCCTTGACGGCAGCTTCTTCACTTTCATAAGGCCCTCCCACGCCATTTTCATCATCATCGTCATACCAATACCAGCCTTCTGTCAGTTCGGTGCCTTTGCAGCAATCAGCATCAAAGAAATCAATAAGGATCATGGCTTTAGGGAAGGAACGGGGCGCTTTGATGCGCCCCTTGTCTAAATCAAGCAGCTTCAGAAGCCCAGCATTTCACCGTATACATAATGTCATCACTCGTCTTATTGAAGAGACGGCTGAGGGTTTCCATCTTGCGGCCCATCATCATCTGGCCATCTTCATGCTTGGCGATGCAGGCAACGCCTACTACGAAGAAACCGCAACCGGGCTTGCCTTCATTGATGAATTTGGCAATCAAGGAAATGAGCTGCTCTTCATCGTGCTTGATGAGCAAGCCGCCAGTATTAACGGTGAATTCCATGGTTTTGAATGAGAAGAGGAGAGGAGAGGCTCGCGCCCCGTTGACTTGCTAACAATACAGCCAAGAGGCCCCGTTTCCGGGGCCTGTAATAATCCTTAACGCTTAGGACAGTTGCTCCTGGAGGCGCCTCCACATCCATTGCTCCTTGCTAGAGGGGCGAAGCAGCTCATAGCCTTCGTGGTCCACGATGGCATCGCCAGCGCTGTCCACATGCCCCTCTAGCTCCCGCTGCCAGATGCCCTTGCAGGCCCCATCTGGGCCGAAGATGCCAATGACGTCCTCTCGGTCTTCCATCGCTTGTCGTACGTGAAAGACAAGCTGCTGGAGCGAGGCAGCTTGGTAGCTGCCTCTTGTAGCGGAGAAATACGGGCCGTTGTCTTGGCAGGTGCGGATGGTAGTGATCATTGGTCGTAAGTGGAAAGAGGCTCGTCTTCGACGGAAAAGGCAAGTTGTTTGAGCTGGTCTAGAGCTGTTTGAATGATATATCCCCTGCTGACGGAGCTTTCATCAAGCAGTTCTTCTAAGGCTCTAATTTCATCGTGCAGTTCTTCAATGGAATGAAATATGCGTGCTGCATAAGACACGCCATATTCATCTTCAGAGACAAATGACAATGGGAAAGGCATTATTCAAGCGGAGATGATGGTCCAGGAAAGATAATCGTCAGAATGGCGAACGATGCGAAAGAATCCTCGTTCTTCTAGTTTTTCCATTGCTTTTATATGCTCAACAAGCCTGTTTCCTTGCAAGGGACATTTTGGAGCTTTGCATGGCACATCGCCATGCTTTTTCTTGTGAGCCAAATAATGCAAATAGATGTTGCGTTGATTGATAGATAGCGCCTTTTGTGAATTATTCATGATCAGCCATAAATACAATTGTTGAAATACTGTTCAGCTTGCCACTTGTGGTCAAAGATGCCGTAGGAAGTGGTGTGGATGGAAAGCTCTGTAATGCGTTCCCAGCCGTATGCTTCCCACTTTTGGGAGCCATCGGCGCAAAGATAGCGCTGTACTCCATAGCCACTGTGTTGTGCTTGGCGATCAGCCTCAAGCTTGGCGAGATAAGGATCTTCGCGGTGACCTTCGTAGGGGCGGTGCATGGTTTGGTTGCGAACAAGAGAACAATAATTTGGAAGGGACCGTAGTCGGCCCCTTTTTAACAATCAGTCACAAATCTGAGTTTTGATGCCAGTGGTGGCAGCATTGCGCCACAGCTCACGAGCCTCTTGGGCATCGTCAATTCTCTTGCACCACTTGTCTTTGCCCCATTCTTTCATTTGACCATGGGAGGGACTGGTGTAGGAGCGCCAAGTGCGGCAACGCAGGAAAGCATGCCAGAACTTGCCATTGCGCATGAACACTTCCAATACCACGTCAGAGCTGTCGCCAATGAAGCTCTTAAAGGAGATAGTGCCGGCGCCGCTGCAGGCGAAACAATCGCCGTTTGCAATGTGGCTGAAGTGGGGAAGCTTGCCAGTGCCGTTGCAGACGGGGCAGGTGGCAGTTTCGTGCGTGATGGTGGCCATGGTTGGTTCCTCAGGGGGGCATCGCTGCCCATGTGAAGAACAATACAGCATGGCAGGGCCTCTATCGAGGCCTGTTACAAACCGTCATAAAGGCTCTCAATGCGAAAGGGCCGGAGCCGGCCCATACGCAAAGCAGTTTCCTTCACGAACTGCTGGCTATTGGTTTTGGTGTTTTTGATTTTATGCAGGCCAGTTTCTGTGATTTTCACGACGGTATATTCGCCTCTCCATTGTCGGAAGCCCGAATCGTAGAGATCAACAAGGGTTCCAATGGGAAAAGGCATGATAAGATGAATGTTCCCAACAATTTCTTTGTGGGGCGTTACCCGCCATGGAGCAGGCGGCAAGGGCTAGGCCTCGTGAAGCCTAGCCCAGCTCTTCATCGTTGCTGGTCGTAAATACCAGCAAGCATTTCGCCAGCGTATTGATGAGCTTCGCGCAGCTTCGCGAGAGCTTCCTGGCGCTCGTCGCGAGCCTTATAAAACGCGCCATCGGGCTGCGGATAATAGTCTCTGCCGTTAAGCGTGGCAGCAGCGAGCGCATCAATAGCTTTGTCGATGGCATCGTAAGCAGCAGCGTATTCATCACGCAGTGTGGTGAAGCCGGTGCCGTTGAGATGGATGGTGGGGATGGTCGCCATGAGGAAAAGCGTCGCCGCTGTTGTTCTTGAGAACAATACAAGAAAAAGGCCCCGTTTCCGGGGCCTGTAGCTTTTCGTTACAAAACTCAGTTGGTAACGTTGGCACAGAGGGCAGCAACCATATTGGCTTCGCCTGGCTTGGCGCCTTTTGCCACGGGACTCCGCCAGCCCTGCCATTGCTTGTCTTGAAGCACGTTCACTTTGAGCAAAGGGCAGCTCACTGCAATGGGCACAGGCGTTTGAGCGCTTTCGTCTTTGCATTGGCGAGTGGTAGTCCTGACGCCATCAGAAGAAAGCTTCCAGGAGCCCCATGCGTAGTGACAATCGCCGAACTTGCGTTCAGTGGCAGTTTGCCCTTCTTTGATGATGCGCTCAAGAAGCGCTTCCTCTCTGGAGGGAGCCTGTTGTTGCACGGGAGGCAGTTCGGGCAGTGCAGTTGCAAGAAGGAGGGAAAGCATGGTTTTGGGAAGAATCAGGAGGAAAGGGAACGCTTGATAAAGCTTTCAACGTTTCTTAGGAAACGCTTGTCTAAAGTGCTTTTGCTTGTGCAAAATATTCTGCCTGAAGGATGCTTAAAAACATAATGCTTCTTTTCGCGCTGAAGAACGAAACCGTATTTTGCGGCCAAAGCAAACACTGCTCTTCTATTATCTTTCGTGCCCATTAAAGCACTTTCCAAACTTCATCTTGCAAAGCATTCGCAAGCGTAATTAGCAAGTCTTTCTTGTTTTTATGAGCGGGCTGATTAGCGCGGGAAAGAATAAAGCTGCGAGCAGAAGAACGATCATCGGCGCTGTAATCTTTCCATTTATGGCGGGCATTGTCAGAAATCATTCTGGCAATAGCTTGTTGCGTTTTCGTAAGAGGCATGGCTCAAAGATTGCGAGAGTGAATGTAAATGGACAAGCTTTTAATGCGGCCTTCTAAATCCCCAATGTAATTAAACAAGCGCTCAAGCATCACGCCATCTTCTTCCATTAGCTCTTCTGCTACTGGTCGTCCTTCTGGACGCAGATACCGAGAAAGTAACACACGATCTCTATTTGATATGCGTGGCTTTGGCTTACGAAAGAGCCCCATGGTTCAGAAAACGAGGGTTTGACCGTTGGCTTTGATGCTCACCACGCGCTCACAATCAAACGAACGCCAAGCGCCTTCTCCTTCCTTGCGAGCAATGGAGAAATCACGACAGCGGACAATGCTGGGCTTCTTCACTGCCGTGCCAGTGCCTTTGATTTCCTTGGTGTCCCAAGGATTGAACTGAAGCTTACGCACAGAGCCATCGGCTTTGATGAACTCAACGCTCACAATGCTGTGGCCAGCATTGAAAATAAACTGTTTGATTTTGTTGGTTTTGTCCATGAGGAGCTGTCGCCAGCGAAGGAACGAGGAAGAAAGGGGGAGCCTCTTGCGAGGCTCCTTTCCCATCGACCGAGGGGACTGTAGGCCTATTTGGCCTGGCTGTCAAGCTTTGCCACGGGGAAGCCGTTGGCAATGCGACAGTAGCGTTCGGGGTGGATCTGCAGGCATTTGTCAAGGCCCTCCTTGTTGGCCATTACGTTAGGGGAGGCAACAATGGCAAATGCGCCAAGTCCAATGACTAGGCTTACCAGCGAGAATGAAGCTGCGTCTTTCATAGTCTTGAGATGCAGATGGAAGCTTCCCCTTGAGAAGGGGAAGCGATGCGAGCAAAGCTGCCGTAGGACAGGTCCAAGATTCGGCCTCCGTAGTATGGGCCGCGATCAACGACTGTCACTGTCACTGACTTTCCATTGTTACGGTTCTTCACACGCAATCGCGTGCCGAATGGAAGCCAGGGATGCGCGGCAGTCATGGAATAGGCATCGAACGTGGAGCCGCTTGCAGTGCGCTGGCCGTGGTAGCCATCTGAGATGCCGTAGTGCGAGGCGTAGCCACATTCGAGAGCTGCTTGCGCTTGTAAGGGGCAAAGCAGCAGAAGGGAAAGGAAAAGACGTTTCATCAATTAGTACGAAAGAACTAGCGAGGACCATGTCGTCTCCGACAAGGCAATGCCCATTGTGCCATGAAACGAGCAGTTAGTGCCGAGCGGACAAAGCGTGTTATGATTCTTGAGCACTCGGTCCTGGCGGCTTAATTGCTGCTCTCGTCTTCGGGCGAGCCGCGAGGGTGGACGCCTCTGATGATGCGGGCAAAGCCGTATGGCTTAGCCAAGGAGTTATGCATGGTCTCCTGCGAGGCGCGTCATCTCCCTTGTATCTTTAGGGAAAGGGGCATCGGAGGGTGTGAAGAGAAGGGGCCGTAAGGCCCCTTCTCTTGTGCCTATGCTTAAAGAGCTAGGAGATTGTCATGAAGCTTTCTGCAGAGCAGGAAAGGGAAAGACTGAAGCGATGGTTAGCAAGCGGGGAAGTTTATGATCCGCGCAACGAAGATACATATGACACTTGGGACGTAGGGATGGAGCCTCTTCCTGGTGATCGTTCTTGGGCAAAGAAAAAGCCCCTTGAGGGGCTTTAGTTGGATTTCTAATAAACTGAGTTTATTGAAAATCCTGATAACTTGATAGAAGCCAAGGGTTTTGACTACTGGGCTTCAAGTTCATCGGCCATGTCAAGAAGAAAGTCGCAACACTGAATAGCGTCCCAATCCATAAGGAAATTCTCAGCAGCAGCACGAAGGGCGGCAGCTATAGCTGGTCTGCCACTGAAAGGCGCGTCGCCATACGCAGCAATCACAGCCCAAGTAGCTTCTGAAAGTTTAGTCATTGTCAAGCCAATCCCATCCGAGAAGAATTTTGGTCATAAGTTGATGCAGTCGGTTTGGAACTAATCGGGCAGGGATTCAAGAGCGCGGCGAATGGCAGATGAGTCGAAGCCAAGACCGTGAGTAGATGCATCCACTTTCAAAAGGTCCAACGCTTGTAGCGCCTGCTCCTTCAGACTCGGCGGCTTGGGGCGGCGGGCGGCGTGGAGATAATCCGCGTAGTGTTTGTCGTAACCAGGCAGGCTACTGCGGAGCCACTCGCAGCACGTGTCCAGCTCCTGGTCAGCACCAGCCTGGAAAGCTTCGTACAAAACAACATCGACGTTTTGTTCTTCGTCAATGATGAGTTCTTCCCATTTTCTGAGAAGGTGATCGGGAGGGTAAATGTTGTTAGTCATAAGGTAGAAAAGTGTGTAGTACCTAGATGGATTTAAAGCTATCTTTAAAATCTTGCCATTCTTCTTCTAGCATTTTGTAGGCCCATCCCCATGCGCTATGTTCCATGCCGTCAATCTGTGCAGCTCTAATTTCTTGTTCGATTAAACGACGCAAAGCATCAATTTGTTCTTCAGTCATTGTTTTCCTCAAGTTGTTTAATGCGTTCATGCATTTGCCTCGGAGAAGAATCTTGAATCATGATCAAATGGAAGTGATGAGACGATAACGCTTCAGGATTTCCTCCTGTTCTTTCTCTTTCCAATACTGCAGTCTACGCTCAAGCTTTGCAGTGGCAAGCTGCATAACGCTTCGCTTGTCATGGTCCCAGTCAAGCTCAGAATGACTGGCAAAAGAGTTGTTCGTAGGCATGTGCAAGAGCGCGAAATTTCCTAAGATGATGATCCCGATCTTCCGCCAACAATTCCGCGAGATCTTTAATGAGCTGGTCGCCATTGTCATTCTCAAAGTATTCAAAAATAGCGTCTGAAAGCCTATCTTTGGGAGTGGAAGTCACAGTTTGCCTCCTTTAATTGCGTTGTTGTAGCTGGTCAAATACTCTTCAAAATCAGCGCCGGTAGGAGCTTCTTTTTGAAGCTCTTCATGGTTTTCCTTAAGCATTTCCAGGCTCACAACAAAGGCACAGCGAATGCGCTCAAGAGCCATCTGTTGCACAAAATTAGGCTCTTCATCAATGGCCTTTTCAATGGTGCAGATGTATTCTTGCAGATCTGCCATGGAGAAGCTGCGCGTCACCATTGGCTGGCCAAAGTGCATAGCAAGCTCCCCATCCTTAAAAGCAGAAACGGGCTGGTTTGGCAGAATGTGATTGAAAGAGACGGTCACAATGGTGAAGCGGAGGGCTAGCGACGTTCGCCGTCGCATGTGCATAGTGTGCCAGCAAAAAGGCCCCTTGGTAGGGGCCTGTCTTTGTCCTGTAACATTTCGTCACATAAGTCGACTTTCAGGCTTGTAGAGCCTCGATCTCGTCAGCAATGGCGAGTAGCCTGTGACGAATAGTAAAAAACGATAGGAGCGTGTCCTTGCTGCCACTAATGGGTTCAGGGGTAGCTTGGTCTACAGCAGCGCGAAGCAAGTTGGCCATGGAGACATTCATTTCATCTCCATTGATATATCCTTTGCCTGTCCAGAAAGCATCGTGAACTGCTTGTGCTGCAGGAGATAAAATCTTGGTCATTAACGTGATGGCTTGCGCAAGGCCTGAGTGGCGATGCTCAGGTTTTTGGTGATCGGCAAAGGCTTGTCTCGCCACTTGGTGGCAATGGCATGGCAGGAGCCCATAGGCTCCAGCTCAGCATGCCTGAATGCCCTGTCCAGCAGAATTTGATAGGCCTGGCGCTTTGGCTTGCTCATTGGTCCTTCAGGCTCTTCAATGTTCGTGCGAGCAAAGTCTGCAAGCTCTGTGATGTCGTCAAGTTCGTTAGTAGCAATCACGAAATGCTTTCCTCTGGCTTGAGCCTTTCGCCATGCAGGATGAATGGGAGGATTTTCCATGGCCAAGGCTCGTGCTTCCTCTTGTAATTGCGGAGGAATGCAAATGTGAACCATGCGAGGGAGGGAATGCTCTTCAACAAGGGAGAGCTGAAAGTCCATGATTAAGCGAAACGAAATTGTCCGAAATGGAAGGAGCGATTGCCGATGGTCAATTGGCTTTCGCCAAAACCGTCGTACATTGTGCCAAGGATAAAGCTATTGCGCCATTGGAAACAAAACTGTCCCATGCGGAGATGGCCTGTTTTGTCGTTGCAATGGAAAGAAAAGGTCATCACTGGCAAGGAGCGTCCTTGGTGACAGTGGCTTCAATTGCATCAGCAAGTTGAAGAGTGGTCAGATCAGGAAACTGCTGCACGCCAGTGCGAATCATCTCAACTGCAGCCATGATTCCCTG